AGCTGTCTGAGCTGCCTCAGCTGCTGCTTGCGCTGCGACAGCTCCAGTTTCTGCCGTCTCAGCATTTGTCTCCGCTGTCTCAGCGTTAGTTTCTGCTGTTTCAGCTGCTGTTTGAGCTGCAACAGCTCCCGTCTCCGCTGTCTCAGCATTTGTCTCTGCTGTTTCTGCATTAGTCTCTGCCGTTTCAGCAGCAGTTTGCGCAGTCTCGGCTGCGGTCTGAGCCGTCTCAGCAGCCGTCTGTGCTGCTTCAGCAGCTGCTTGCGCTGTTTCTGCATCAGTTACTATATCATCAAAGTCATCAGTAGATAACTCAAATCCATCACCTGTGGCATTAACTTTAATTGCCTTTTCTGCAGTTAGCACAGGAAGTTCAGGATCAGCAGTTTCAGAAACAGGAACCTTTATAGAGCGATCAAGTTGCTCTTGTAACTTTTGAGTTTGCATAGTAACTTTATCAAGAGCATCTTCATGACTTTCTGCCGGGAAAGTGCCATGTGCAACATAATCAGTTTCCTGCTTATAATCTACATCTCGGATAATAGTAAGAGTTTCACCAGTTGCAGGAGCTGTCAACATAGTAAGAGTACCTCCTGCTGGGTTACCTGCCCCTGCAAGAGTATAATGAGTGGTAAGAGCTAATACAGTTTCTACTCCTGTAGCATTTACTAGTAAAACAGCTTTTATATCGGCGTCTACTAAGAAATAAAAATTAATAGTAAACTCAGTAGTAGAGTCATTACCTGCATAAGCATCACGATAATCTTCGCTAGAGACTGTCATAATAATCTCCTATAAAGCTTTTTGTTTCCTTGGTCTAACACGAGCACCAAGCGTATTTAATACTCCGTCCATTGCATCTATTTGTCCAGAAGTAACAGCAAGTAAATTCTGGAATGCAATAGGAGAACTACTAATCAAAGCATGCATGATAAAAGATGGCCAAGAAAAGGAATCTAAAATATAATTTTCTTCTCGCATTCCTCGCCTAACTTTTGGTCGATAAGTTACATAAGTGTTTGGATCTAAATAATCTAAATAATCGTGAACTCCTAAAGGAATTTCACTTAAATTTTTATAACGTTTCCCTTGCCAATTTCTATTAAATATCCAATCTGAGAATAGTCTTCCCAACATAGAAGATTTATGTTGAATTGCTTGACCATGGCCAGCTAAAACTCCTGTGTACTTAATTGGGTCTAAAAAATGACCAGCTACTGAAAAATACCTTTTATGTGCAGGATCTCGTCCGAAGAGATCGTATAACGGTGTTATATCAACTGATGCTATATTTTTCCAATCAGTTTCAACACCTTGCTTCCATCTTTTATACGCCTCTTCTACATCTCCTCCTGCTAAAGCAAAATTCAATAAAGAAGTTGCTGCAACATTTTTAAGTATTACTCTTGCCCAAAACTTTCTATAAAGTTGTCGCTGTTTTTTAGTTGATTTGTGTGAAAACATCCCTATTACTGTTCGTATATTACTTTCAGTCCAATCTGGAGCTAAAGCTACTAAACGGAAAATATGTTGTGTAAGAGGACTTCGACCTATTCGCTCTAAATGAAGACCACCAAAATCATCATTCATAAGTGCAGCTACTCTCTTGGCTATTATATCTACGTCTTCATTAGGGTTCTTTTTCATTTCATTTTGCATCTCAAGTGCAAAAGCTTTAACCTTAAGACCTGTACCTTGAACTCCGAAAGTAAATTGAATTTGTCTTCGCCATAGATCGCCAACTAAATTTCGTATCCGTTTAGATTTAGTATGTTTGGAAGTCATCTTATCTAAAGCTGACCGTGTTTGAATAAGTTCTTCTTCCCAGTCCTGAATCAAACTAAGAGTCAAACCATTCCGGACTCCGAGTACTACAATGTCATCCATATTCCGAACCATTTCCAAACCATCTCTGTGAGCTTGGAACGGATTCATGTTAGTCCATTTAGCTGTTTTACCGCCCAAATAAAATGATCTAATAAAAGCGAGGTTGTGGAAGAAACTAGTACTCAGGGCTATCTTCTTCATCATGGCGTTTACTTGTGTAAGTTTTGTTATAAACTCTGATTGGTACAAAGGAGATATCCCAAAAATATCATTTAAGTTTTGAGCTACTTCCTTAGGAGCATACAGAGCCTTATCAGTCCTAAATCCAGGCAAACGAACTTTCATATATCCTGGTCGCTCTTTATCAGTTGTGAGAAGTCTTCGACCTTTATTGTCTTTGGCCTTCTTCATAGCTTGGAGTAATCTCTTTTGCTCCATCACTCTGATCATTGTCTCACGGTACATAACCAAGTTATCGATCGCACTGGGACTTTGCATTTCCAAACCCAATGCCCAGCCTTCAATGACTGTACCTAAACGTCGTTCTTTCGCGTGAATGGTATTTTGAGTAAAAGTGCTCGTAGACTCTTGCTTATGCTTCTTATCAAGTATCCAAGACCGAGACATATAGTTATCAAGGATATTAAATATAACTTCATCTTCCAGAGCTTCATGAGCCAGTTCGTCATATCGGCGCCTTATATCTTCCGCAAACGCTTTTTGTTCACCTGTTAGATTCTGAGACATCTCGATCAAACGAATTTGTGTTTCAGTAAGATCATGGGTCTGAGGTATCTTTCTAGGACCAGCAGGCTTTTCTTTCTTAGTTCCCTTTAAATCAGGATAGTCAGGATGACTTGCTATCTTACCTTCAGCAATAGCTTCCTTAACTCTCTGCCTATGAACATACTCAACACCAAAAGCATCATGCTGGTACCGAGAAAAGGTAGAGCGGTAGCCCCCATCAGGTGCAGGTACATTTATACTTTCATCTCTTCGTTTACCTCGAGCCCAGTCTTGTAAATGTTCGATTTCATGCCGGAGAACCATAGGAGTAACCCCTGGTCCTACAGTTATTTCCATTGTACCGCCGTCCCAAAATCCGGCATTATTCGTGGGAGCCCATGCCGTAGCATTACCTATATAAGTAGTATCATGAAGTAACCTCATTTTTAGTTTAGGATACTTTTCTTGATAAAACTTAAAGATTTCTTTTATGTCGTCACTTCCAACTTGCTTAACTATACGAGCGTCAGCTTCAGTATTTATCTCACTTTGCCAGTCCATATGCTCAGTTCTAGTATATCGTGCAGCAAATTCTTTTTTAGAAATCTCATGAGCTGGAGCATCAGGATCAGCGGGTTTTTCTTTTGCAGGCCATGACATTACAGATTTATCTAATACTGCCACTGTATTCTGAGTTGGTGAAGTTCCTATTACAGGTCCTTGATTTAATCCAAAAGGTGAGATGGCTTCATTCATATACAATAGAGCACCTTTGAATCCTAACTTCTTAAGTTCTTCGGCTACTCCGTCTGCTTCTAAAATTTCTTTGTCAGACATTTGTATAAGGTTTGAAGGATCTTTTCCTGCTTCTACTCCTGCTGCGTATATATCAGCTGAATCTGCTAATTCACCTTGTTTAAATTGGATATCAGCAACATTAAGGGAAGCCTCTTCTCCAGGTTCTGTTTTTTGTTTAGAAACTTCAGAAGCTAATCTTGGAGTAAAACTAAAATGAATTGGAAAGTCTCCACTTGGTCCTCCTTCTACAGCAGGACGACCATGATAAACTCGTACAAGTTTACCGTCTTGTAAAGCTGTATGACCTTGGAAACCAGCTTCTCGAGGATGTAAATTTGAAAAATCAGCTTGTCCAGGAAAATCATCTATTTGTATTTCAACCAGATGTCCTTTAGTTACAGGAGCACTATGAGCATAAATTCTGTTTATGCCTCCTACTTCAATATGTGTCTCACCTACATCAGGATAATTGGTAACTTTTGTTATAGGCTTCCAGCCTCTAGGAGATTGAATTACATCTCCTTCCATTAAATCAGAAGCTAATACTGTTCCACCTACAGGTCGGTATTCTTCTCTAGTTTCAGGTAAAGTGTCTCGGAGGACTATTTCGATGGGTAGACCTTCAAGAGCTTTCCTAACAACTTCAGGATCATTTTGAGAGTCAATATACAATTGAAGAGCTGCAGCAAGTTCATCGACATCTTGATTTTCTTCAACAAGTTTCTCTAAGTCTTCTTTTAATAAGATGCCTTCATTGCGGTTCTCATATAATCGTACATCACGATTACCAAAGAAAATATCTTTTATCCGATCCCAGGTTCCTTTTATTTCTTTAGCTGCATTTGGGTCAGGTTCATCAGCAAGGAGTCTCTTAAACTCATCATGTTCTACTTGAGATTTACTTTCTATAATGCCCTTAGCAGTTTGAACAGCATGTCCAGGAACACCTAAAATGCCAAAACCAGCGGCAGAAGAAAATATAGTACTGAAAAGCTGATCTTTAATAGCCGGCCATTTCTCATGAGGAATGTCAGAACCTATAAGAACATTGTCTGCAGCTATAGCTAATTGCTGATGAGTTATAGAACTTATTTCTTGAGCCACTTCAACAGCCGTTTCTCCAGCAACAAATCCTGCGTATCGCTTAGCATTACCTATGAGATATTTAGCCATAGACCCATCGACCAAAAAGTCTTTAATAGCTTTCTGCATACTCGCTGAGACTGCTTTGTCGATACCAGGAATAGTTTTCAAGAGTAGTTTAAACTGAACAGCTTCAAGAGCTCCATTAATCATTCCTACCGCTCCTACCGCTGCATCTACAAAAGCTGGGTTAATAGGTTTCCCATCGTCGTCTTTTAATCCACGTAGGTATTTATAAGTTCCACCCATTTCAACTTCTGCAATATACTTTGCACCACCTGCTGTTGTACCTGCCGTGAACCCAGCTAAGTACATTTCTGGAGCCAAAGGTGGAGCAGTTAGTAAAGCGGCAGAACCCATTCCCATAGCTGTTACCATACCAGTTTTTGTTCCTTTAACCATAGAACGAAGAGCAGAAGGTAATAGATTAGCAGTAGACATCAAAGCTTTTTCAAAAAGGTTATCATCAAGTATATCAGGACGGAGTTCTTCAATCTCTCCTTCTAACTGGTTTATCTTAGCCCATGTATCAGGAGTTCCTTGTCCTGCAAAAAGCTTATAATATAGTTCGTGGACTTGCATATTTTTATTAGAGGATTTAAAAGAAGCTTGCCAGCTTTTAAGTAGGTCCTTATGCTCATACTGCTTCTTTTTATCTTCAATTTCTTTATCAGCATGATATGCTTCATTAGCTGGCATACCCAAAGAATGTGCTGAGAACATGGCATTCCCAACTTTATTCATATCTAACCCAACAGGAGGATTAATAGTTCCAAGATCTTTAATATCTGGAATAGGAGCATCCATATCCACATATTGACCATAATCTCCCTCTAAAGTAACTGGAGGAGTTTCATGTTCTTTTTCCTCGAATCCTAAATCCATAGGTTCTAACTTATCTTTTATATCAGCTAATGAAGGCATTAATTACCTGTATACTCCTCATGTCTAATTAATTCTAAGAAAGTATTAAAATTCTGTTCGCTTATTCTCCATAAGTCTCCTGGAGTTTGAATTCGAACATCATTAGGGTACGCTTTATTTACAGCGTCCATAAATATTCTAGATTCTTCTTCTCCAATATAAGGCATATCAGCTGGCTGTCTAGGTTTATAAAGTGGAACATCTTCTCTTTTATTGAACAGAAGATCTATTGAATTTCGGCGAGTTAGAGGCATCAGAATATCATTCATATATTTCATGACCTCAGCAGGATCCCCATTAGTATCTTGTATAAGTTTATTAAGGTCATTGCTAATTCGTATAGACTGCATTGCGTTTTCTCGGGGATCATTATGAAATAGAAAACTCTCACGCATAGCTTTAACAGTATTAAAAGCATCCCGAATTACACTGCTCTCATACATCCCACGTTTAGCAATCCGTTCAAAGAAACCATGGCCATCTTCTTTGGTGATTTCTTTATCTTTCATAGCTCTTAAAATTTCTCGCTGAACTTCTGTAGGGTCTCCATCAAACTCAACAATAGAACGAATTTCTTCAGTTATTTCAACCCAAGTTGAATAGTCTCGGTCAGCAGGAGAGAGATCAGTAAACTTAGAAGTTTGTTTAGCTAATGCAAGCATAGTTCTTTTATTATCAGTATCTAAATTGGAATCTTGAATCATAGCAGCTGTAAGAGTTCCATCAACATAATATCCCAGATACTGATGCATAGCTTTCTCTTGTTCAACTATTTTTCTTTGCTTCTGTTTCTTTAAACTCCAATCAGCGTCAGTTCGATTAGTTGCAACCCCTTGGTCAATAACTGATTGTAGAGTTGCATATCCTTTAGCTCCTAACTCTCCTACTATTTGAGCTTTATGAGCATCATATGCTATTTGAGTTAAATTAGGAGCATTCCTCGCCCAAGAAAGAAATGTTGCAGCCCATCCTAGAGCTTTACCTACTTGCTTTGTTTTTGGATACTGTTGCAAATCGGAGTCCATATTCTTGGAAATATCCATTAAAGAATTTACGTCTCCTACTTTTACCATCGCCATATCTGATTGAAAAGATCGAGACATATTATTTGCTACTTCAGCTTCATATTCAGCTTCTTGAGTCTTTTGTATAGAAGATACTCCCTCAATATATTTAGTACTTATAGCATCGTATGTTATAGATAAAGTATCTCTAAGAGTGGTATCATCTCCGCCTTGAGCTACAAAAGCTTCTTTACTCTCTTTAATCCAGGAAATTTCATTATCAACTAAATTTAGAGCTTCTTCTCCTCGTAATAGAGAATGTTCAGCTAATCTTGAATTAAGCATCATATTTAAATCAGCACTATACCCTGAGGCCTGTACTTTAGCTACATGTCTGCCACGTCGATCATGGTCTTCTCGTATGCTATCCAAATCTGCTGCGATACCTGCTAAACCCCGAGCTATTAACATTGACCCGTCGTCAAAGTTTCGAGGTCCTCGACCTCTAGCTACATTTACTTTACTAGGTAGTCGAGCTCCGGCAGATGGGTCATCATAACTAACACGACCAGTAATATCTTTGCCGGATGTAGAATATGTAGGTATTCTTCCTTTTGTAGTCATAGTATGTCCTTAAGCAAAGAACCCTGAACCGGTTTTTCTATCAGTTCTATAGGTTGAATATCCTGATAATAATGATGTTCCTGATTTAAGAGCTCCCATCTTTTTTGCAGCAGAAGCTTTCTGTAAATATAAAGAAGCATCTCGGCTAAGAGAAGCAATAGTATGGGCACCTTCTTCTTTGATTTGCTGCACTCCTTTTTGACTTTCCACAAAGTCTCTATTTAGTCGTTCTATAGAAACATCAGTAGCTGTTGTCATCCGTTCTTGTTGTGCTTCTAACTGTTCTATTTTAATATCTCTTCCACGACGTAAAAAATCAGTTTCACGTTCACCCTGTTTCTTCGTAGCAACTATATCAGCCAATGGGGAACCAGTTCGCACATCTATCCCTGCAGCTGCAAGTCCTGCCGTTTGAGTAGCTACAAGTTTATTTATATTTTCTTGAAGAAGCGCGTTTTCAAAATCAAATTGCTCTTGCTCAATTCCTTTTTGTTTCTCAAGAATTCCAACTTCAAAAGCTCGCTGTTCTCTATCTATTTCTATTTCACGTCGTATAGCCTCTTGTTTCCGTTCTTCAGCTTCTACTGCAGCTTGAACTCGTTCTTTTTCACGTTCAGCCTCGGCTTTTGCAGCATCAGCTTGCATAGAAGCTTGTTTTCGTGAAGATTCATGACTCATAGCTGCAGCAGCAACAGCAGCAACTGCTGTTACAGCATAATAAACTACTGCTGGTATTTTAGCCATTAATCATCTCCTTGATATACATATTATCCATATATGTGAAACCTTGCTTTTCTATTCGTTTTTGCAGTCCTTGATATTTATCTATGTTAGGTACAGCTAATGATGTAAAATTTACATTACGAGCTTTAAGTTCTTTTTCCATACTAATGAGTAACCGGAATAGTATACTACTTTTTTGATGGTCAGGATGGACACACCATACTACTTCAGAAGACATTAAAATTTGCGGATTAAATTGATAAGGTGTTAACATAGAAACATAACAAGCTACTAGTTTCCCAGTTTCTGATCTTCCACATAAAGCAAAGCATATTCCTAAATCCATAAGAGTTTCATACATTGCTTTATCTGGAGAATATTTAACACCATGAGTTTCATAAAATAAAGAATCATACCACCATAACTCACACATATCTATAATATCTTGGATACATTCTTTTCCTTCTACAGTAAAAGTTATCATTTAACACTTACCTCATATACTAAAGCTAAAATTGTTTGGGGTAAAGGATCCTCTTGAGTTATATGAACTCGAGATTGTTTATCGAAACCACCTGCAAAAGATAACTCAATATCTCCTGTAAATACAGGAATCATATCATTCATAGAAGAAGTGGGACCAAATTCATAAGCATCTAAAGTTCCATCTGCTATACCACAATTTAATCCTAAAGTTCGATATATTCGAGCATGAATCTTACTAATTCGTTTTATTTGGCCTAAAGAGGAACCTATAGGATTTCCACCTTCAAAAGGCAAAGTTTCCATTAGACTAGTATAGGGTAGACCCACATGAACTTTATCAGCTACTGGATCTATAGAAACCGCTCCTCCTACCCCTACAGTTTGATTGGGTTGAACAGCCCCATCAGCTAATATGCTAACAGTTTCTCCAACAAGATGAGCAGCGGTAACTTCATCTAAATCACTTCCAGTAGTTGTTATTCCAGAGTCTACAAAGAAAGAGTCTTCTTGATCATCTTCTGGTCCTAATCCCTGTTCTTTAAATTCTATGTATTGAACAGTACTCCCATCTATTGTACGAGAAACAATAGCCCAGAGTTCATCTTTAGCTTCATTTGTAGCTCCATCTATCACAGCTATACTTTTAAGTACAGTATCAGTTCCACCGATTATATGTTTATGCCAACCATATACTTCATGATCAGGTTCATATGTCATACCTATTAATTTACCATCTGTTCGTACCGCCCAAAAAAGTGAATCTGGCTCATTTAAGTAAGCTATATCTGTTATTCCGCTTTCTGATATGTGTTCGGACATTATAGATAAATCTTCTGCTTTATATGTCTCAGATTGCCATCTATATTGAAGCCGTCGAAGCTTACGACCTCCCCTTTGGACAAATAAAACATCTGAGTCTATTCGGATAGGGGCTATGAAAGCACTTCCTAAACCAGTATATCTTACTGGACGCATATTAGTAGGAGTTAAAACTTCGTTTAAAGACGCAGCTCCTAATTTAAATTCTCCATTATATGCCCCTAATAAACAAGTACTACCTGAAGAAGCCCATCTAATTTTAGTAGCTTCTTTTACTGTTATGTCAATAGCTTCATTATCTAATCCAGTTCCCAGAGTATGGTTTAGATAATCAGCTGATTGACTTCCCCAAATCCTATTAGGTTCAGAAGGAGTCGCTCCCCAAAATAATCTTTGTTCGTAGAACCAAACTAAGGAAGGATAGTTACTTGCACCCCAAGCAGCAGGAGTGGCTGTAAATACTAAATTAGCAAGAACCCAAGTATCATGAGCTGATCGAGTTAGTTTAGCGGGAGCATGGTCTTTATGAGCAATATATATAGTTGTATCATCTTGAACAAACCTGAGATCTTCAACTTCAGTCTGAGTATAAGTAGTTACAATTTCAGAACCTGCAACATAAGCCTGATTCCGAAATACACGCATATAATTATGACCAAACTCTAAGACGTATGAAAACTCGTCTTTGTAATTAAAACTATAAAGAATTGTTGTTTTTGTACTATCTTTAACTTCTTGGACAAATTTAAAACCGCCTCTACGACTTACTCCGCCATGTGGATGAATAATATAATTTTCTAAACGTGCGAGACCATGGGGAAACTTCTTTAAGTCTGTTCGCCCCATTAGCCGAGGACTTACTTCGCCAGTTGTAAAAGCATTTTGTATTAAGTCTACTCGCATATTATTCTCTAGCTAATAGCCACTCCTCAGCTTCTATAGTATAAAGGTCATCTTCAATAGCCCCAACAAATCTAGCCTCTCCAATTTTCATTTCAAATAATTCAGCCATGGCCCGTAACTTAGAATCACTGTTGACTAAAGGAACAACCATTTCTCTAGCCATCAAAGCTGATAGAGCTTCTCGGAAAGACATATCCATTTTTGTAACATCAGTTATTTGTTGGATATACTTTATTTCAAGTTCACTTTCACTAGCTAATATTTTTTGTCCTTCTAACCGGTACGGAACTTGACCAGAACCTGGATATATATCTAAAAAACGAAGACAATCAGAAGGAAGGGAAAATTGAGCATCAAACTCATTAAGAGGGGTTGCTGCATCAGCAGCTAAAGAAACTCGACGTATAGCGAATTTCCAAGGATGGCTTCGTAAAAGTGAATCTCGTTTACTTGCGTAAAGAGCATTACAAGTCCGAGCTCTCTTGGTATTATCAGTTAAGGAAATAATAGTATCTTCCCCAAGCGATATTAAAGCTTCATTACATATACTAACTTCTGATGTAGCCATATTGCCTCCTTATTAACACTCAGCTTCCCAGGAGGCGACATTGGCTCCTGGGAAGGAATAGTGTTAATAATTAGTCCAGAACGTAAGCGATATGGCCGACAACAGAATCGCTGGCCACGGTATCTGTGGTCATGGTCAAAGTAAGGATAACTCCATCCTGAGACTCAAAAACCTTATTCTGGCCGAGTGCAAGAACTGCAGCTACTGTGCCAACACTAAATACTCCGGCAGTATCGACGTCCTTAGTGGCATCAAGACCATTTGGATCTGCAGCAACAGCAGTGCCGGCGAGATTGGTATAAGCGGCCCAACCAATTTCAACTTTCATTGAAGCGGTTGTTAAATTGATATAAAGCTGACTTAAACCACCGAGTACTTTAACTCGACCAGCCGGCAGTTTGCACATTTGGAAAATATCCCCAGCGCTTCCGTTCGCTACCTGGGTATATGTCACCGAGGCAATACGGACACGACCGTGTAATTCAGTAGGATTCTGAGGAACACGAGGCGTCGCGCGGAGGTCGGTCATTTCATTGCTATATGTAGTAGCCATAACTTACCTCCTTAATCCGGGGTTTCATCACAGTCGATTTGAACTACTTTGGCCTCTTCCATCCGGGTGGCACCAACACTCATGCCGACCCAAACTTGAGTCAAATAGTTCTTATCCGGACGCTTGCTGATTTCCGTATGGATGTCGGCACCAAGGGCCAAAAGCATTCCATCTTGAGCCCAGGCAAAACATGAACGAATATCATTTGCGTCAACAGACAATCGCTGTGATCGGTGAAATTTGAAACCGAGATATGTATCGATTTCGCCCCTTACTAAAGCCTTGATGGCGGCATAGTCGGAGCTGGTAACCTTTTCCAGGTTCAAAAGGTCGGTGAGCTGCTTTGAAGACACGACAATATGAAGCGGAATACTTTCATCAATGTCTCCATCCCAGAAAATTTTCCGGGCTTCAAGCAGTTTAGCCAGGGTCAGTCCGGTATTTCCTTCTGCAACTACATTATTTGAATCGAAGGAAGTGGACGTCGAACCCGTTTTCCCGGTATATGCAGTGCCATTAAAAGCCGTAATGAGAGCATCGTCAATTGAACGGCCGAATGCCGCTACAGCATTCTTAGCGTAAGCACTGGTCGGGTCAATGAGGGTTCGCAGTTTGTCCTCGTTATCGATAAAGTCAGCCCAGACATAATCAACTAATGATACCCGACGTCTTGCGTGCGGTGTATCAGTCTGAGGCGTGTCCATATGCCGGGATGTTTTTTCCTGAGCAGCAGTTGCACCGATCTGCTCAAAATAAGCATTCTCCCCGACAACGGTTTCAACCCTTACCGAGTTACGGAGGCGAGACCCCATTTGCTGGGACAGCAGTTGCACATTGGCCTTATACTGCTGCACCATTGCTGTGGTAATCGCTTGCGACACGATAACCTCCTTTGTTAGAGTTAATCCGAATTACAGTTGGGTTGTCTCCACAAAGGAGGCCCTAAATAAAATAGTGCAGGGGCCGTAACCTTATCTGCTTAGGTTAAACTTATTGAAACAGGGGCAGTTCCATGAATGTACCCCATAAGTTTATTAACTTTAAGAACTGCAGCAGCATGTCCTGGATGATCAGCAGTTAAATATGCTTCACTTGTCATCAATTCATCTATATCAGCTTGCATGCTTTCTTTAGATTGAGTTTGTGCTCCAGTATCTTTATCAAGACCGAGCTCTTCAGACATACGTTCACCGATCTTAATAAAAGCCTTAACCATAGTTGGATGGCTCCCAATCTCAGTAGAATCAAATAAATCAAGAAGTTCTTTTCCACCAATAGCTTCAGCGGCACGATTAGCTAAAACCATTTTACCTTCATATCCTTGGCCGAATTCAGCTTTCAATTCAACCTCTGCATTTGTTTTAGCAGTAATAGCGCCTTCCTTAACTTCTTTAATTTTTTGATCTACTAAGTTAGAATACTCAGTAAATAAATTAGTAGCTTGCTTGTTATTAAGACCTAACTTATGAAACATAGGTCTCATAACATCAATATCCAATTTTAAGGCCTCTTGAACAGCCGGTTCAAAGTTATCACTAATAGGCATAGCATACTCAGCATCAGTTTCTGGACGACCTAACCGAGTATATGTGCTTTCCCATTCATCATCAGTTTTAGGCATTGGAATCTTATCCCGGCCTATAAGTTGCTCAGCATTAATGTATCCTTGAGCTAAGCCATTTACATCAGTAAATTTTGCCAGAGTTTCATTTGTTCTGATATCTTCTGGCAAATCAGCTCGCCATCCAAGATTATCATCACCCTGACCAGCACCATCCTGGTTACCAGCGTTTTGGTCTTGTCCTTCACCACTCATAAATTATCCCTCCTGTGATAAATCTACAATTTCTTCTGGTGTAGATCTGATTATAGAAAATATACGTAACACTACGTTACGCTCACCCCCGTGCATAGCATGCACATATGGATCTGGATCAAACCCTCCATCAAAAACTCCATGAGCTTTACACATATCTTGTAAAACAGCTCTAACTGTTGGGTTATCCATATCAAACAAATCTCTATATGCTTGATGTACATTTTTATTTTTTATCCGATTAAAAAAACTACTCACTTATTACCCTCTGTAGTTCTGCTGGATCAATACCTGCTTCTCCCATATCTTTACCTGCTTGCATAACTCCAGGGAGACCTTTACCAACCTTGGCAAGATTCTCAGCTTCTTGAGCATCTTTAATAGCTTTTGCATCAGCTGCTCGTTTAGCATCAACCTCAGTTTGATCTTTAAAATATTTACGACTTACGCTGAACATATCTCCGACACCTCGAGCAATTTCATCTGAGTCTATGACATCTACAGTCTGGGGAGATCGGTCTAAAAGAGGCTCAATAACCTGAAGCATACGAACAATACCATTTGCTTCAATCTGCTCTTGGGCTCGAGCAATCGGAGAAGTATAAATTATTTTTAATGGTTCGCCTTCTAAAGAAACCGGTACAGGTGGTAATTTGCCGGCACGTTTTAACAAATTATAACATCTTTGTATCATGGGACCGAGAAGTTCCGTTTGTATCCGACCAAGAAGTGGGCCCATCAATCTCAATTTTTCTTCTGTCCTCTGTAATACCTCTGTTGCAGTCATCTGAGGACCTTGGTGTAATTGCATCTGATCTATGAAGAAATGATCTTTAATCCTCTCATGTAGGCTTTGGGAGTACTCAATTCCCATTCCTGGGTTGGAACCAAATTGAATTGGTTCAATTCTGTCAGTGGTCCCACGTCGATAGAAGTTAATCCCTCCCGGTGTGGTTCTAGGCGGGTTAAGGAATCCTTGATCTGGGGCCATAAGTGGTGGATCAATCGATTTCTGAGCAGCTCTGATTGTTGTCTTTGCAACATCCATAAGCATCTTAACGTCAGGCAAAGTTGTGTTGCCAGGACCTCTCCCATAAACCTCATGCGAGGCCTTGTAGAAGCGAGCTGCCATAAAAGGTAGTTCATGAAACCCACTTTCAGCAATTACATGCTTATGTTTTTTATCAATATATATAGAACCAAACGGCATTCGTGTATTGATAGGGGCTGTGAAATCAAAATCTTTACGAGGCATTATGATATGGTAACAATCTATCTTCCGATCCATTTTACCTTTATCTAAAAGGTCTTGGACTTGAGGTGCAAGAGCTTCCATACCAAATTTATCGTACAACTGCTTGCAAGAACGGTTATAAATACGATACAAAGTGTCCACACGATTTTCTTCATTCTCGACAAACATACACTCATTAAGAGGAAGCGAAGTAAACAGTAGAGAATTAGAACGAATAGACTCAGATACAAACATAATAAGATTACCAAAAGCACCATAATCTAAATACCCTTCATGAATAGCTGTAGTAAAACCAGCTTCAGGGCGTTGAATCTCATGATATAAAATCTTAGATACTTCATCCAGGTACATGGCAATTTCTTTTTCTGCCATTCTCATAAGATCAGCAGTAGACAGCTGGAACCACTGGTTAGCAGAACTCGTCAATAAAGAAAAAAGACCAGAAGATAAAAGCATATTAGCGTGAATTGGGGTAGAATCAAAAATCCGAGTCATCCTCTTTTCACCCATAGACGCAGTATATGTGAAATTCGCATTCTCAGGAAATATACGTTCCGCAATTTCCTGCCACTGCGTTTCAAACACCCCTCGCTCAGATTTAAGAGCGTCACCTCGAGTAATATGCCGAGTAACAATATCTTCAGGCATATGTGGTCGAAAGTTATGTTGTATTACTTTGGCCGTACTAGCCATAGTGCACCTCATGGGTGAAAGGATCGTAATTATTAGGATCCGTATATAATTCGTTCATTCGAGTCTGTTGCTCCATTAATTGTCGAGCTCTGGGGTCCATCATATGCGGTTGATTCCATGGAGCAGTAGAGCTAGGTAATAAATCACACGCATGTGCCATCATACGTTTAGCATCTGCAAAATGAACAGACCAGTCTTTTACAGGATTATCTTTAAACTTCTTTAACTTAGGATCATATTCACGACGATATGTCTTAAGAGCTTCTATGAACTCATAACACAGTTCCTCGTCAATCCAACTCTTTTGTAAAGAAGCCCGAACATTATTAATTGCTTCTTGGTGTGCGTCGCCCAAGAATTTACGACGTTTGATTGGTAGTATTGGTTTTACTCCATGGTTCTCAAACTCTTCTAACCGAGTGATACCTGCAATCTGTTCGTGTACTTTAACATCATGGGGAAACGCATGTTCACGATAACCATAAGGTTTATTGGTCACAACTCCCGCGTAATGCTTAATCAGTTTATTGCGATTAGTATAACAATCAATTATATTCCGTCTATTCCCCATGAGTTGATAAAAAATACAAGTCGTGGAATCATCCCATCCTAAATCCCAGGCGGTATACACAGGCAATTGGGGCTCATGCGGTACGGGTCCGATACGACCTGCTGCCTTGGCAGCATTGATGATATCCGCATAATACGAGCCCACAAGGCCTGCTTCCCACGAACAGTAGTATTCTTGTTGTATGAGCTCCTCAGGCATACCAGATTCACGATCCTCTTGAATCGCTTCCAAAGAAGGTATACCTGTATCATCCCGGGTAAGAAACTGTGAATACCAGTTCTCCTTTCCGAGAGCATAATTATAATTCTCGTAGAAGTGGTTATGTCCACGTGGCGTTCCATTGAATAAAGCCCATCCTCCATTCTCAGCTAGGATAGGGCGTAGATAGGACCAAGCCTCAGGTTTATGTAATGAGAATTCCGTAAAAACGATGCCGAATGGATTGGTCCCCACAATCGCATCAATGTTGTCCGAGCCTAACAACTTGATTTGGCTTCCGTTCCTTAACGTAATCCTCATGTCCAGTTTCGTTTTGGATTCGACTATACTGTCTGGGATATAGTCGAGGAACCTACGACCCGTCTTATCTACACCCTCCCAAATGATTTGCCGAATTTGATTATAGAAAGGACCGATGTAAAAGTAGAGCGCCCGCCGTTTCATTGCCTTCGCAATCATCAAATTCCAGCAAAGAATATCTTTCCCATTCCTACGAGGGACTACCATAACCCCTCGATGGAAGTCATCTTCTATCACAGCATTCCAAGGTTCTACTTGGTAATCCCGTAACTCAAACCTATATGGAAGTTTTATTGTTGACATCAGTTCCCGCTACATGAATATTAGTTAACTCCATGTTCATATGCGTCTTGCACAGCCCCAGTATCGCTGACTCCTCTTCTCCGGTTTCCTCATTCTTAATGATCAAGAGCCTATCAAGGTACTGCATAAACTCACATCCGATTATTGAACATTTACTCGCCTTCATCTTTCGCCACCATAACCTGGTTCATAATTTGTACAACTAATTTATTGTCAGATTCCTCAATCGTCTTCTGCCCGATCCCCAAAACCCGATTTTGGGCCAAAAGGTTTTGTAAGGCTACTGTGAGGGCGCGGAGTTGGTTAGCTGCTTTATCGCCTGTTGCAGACATCTGTTCCGCAATCTCGATGGCTTTGTGTAATAACTTAACCTCGAGTTTGATATAGAGAGGATTGAGGGATTCTTGTTTGAGGAGTGAAACTACGTTAATTCGTTCTTTGACGTGTTCGAGTAGCTCCTCTGTTATGTTCTCGAGGGATTCAACAGTAGCTAGATCGAAGGACTCTTGGGCTAGCTTATTACGTTTCCACTCACACTCTTGGATTTTTAAATCGACGAGGGCGGGTGGAATATCATTGTCATGGGCTATTTGGGGAACGCTTGTCCCAAATAATTCATATTGAATTCTCACCAAATCCCAATTTGTGGTTGGAGTTTCCATTATTAATACCATCATACCACATTATATATGCTTTGTAAAGCCTTTTAGTCATCTACGTTTGTAGAAGGTCATCTACATTTGTAGACGGGGTTTTTATCATTTTAACTTTGCGCATATGTGAAATGAACGTTCCCGCGTGTGTGGACACGAAATCTTGCCCCTGGGCCCTTGTCTACGTACCGATTTCCCGCCACAATGTGGTACCACCACCCAGGGCCGGCACCACGTTGTGGTATGGTGAGGCAAAGTCTGATGTACTATTATAATGTGGTACACCACGATGTGGCACTATCACCAATGGTTGTGGCTTGGCCACACTGTGGTACACCACGTCGTGGTATATAACCAAATGTTGTGGCTCCACTACATTGTGGTATATCACATGGTGGTGTATAGTATGGCCATACTACATAGTGGTATATAACCACAAAGTGGTATGTACTTACAATGAATCCCATTCATAATAAGAATGATAATTATTTTCACAAGTACTACTTTGTGGTATTTACATTTTCAAATCAATGACTATATTATAATTGGTTGAGAATAATCTCAATCAAACATAAGGCACCACAAAGTGGTGGAAAGGTGGAGAGTATGATGTATCAAAGAACAATTAGAGAGTTGAACGAAATGGTGGAGACACTAATGATTGAGAATGCCAAACTTAAAGCAGGCAGAACCAAAACAGGTCCTGGAAGGAAAGAAGAGGTTTTGGCAATTCTTGAGAGAGAACCTACTGAAATCTATGACATTGCTGAAGAACTTAACATTTCCAATAAGAATGTGAGTTCTCAACTATGTTACTTGAAAAAAGATGGTTACAGTATTGCAACAAATTCTAAAGGTCAAAAGTTTCTTGAAGATTGGACCTATTAGAATAACATACTAACCAGCTGGGAACCCATCCTCTGAAAAGAGGATGGGTTTTTTATTTCTCTCATTTATTGGCAAATCAGACGTTGTGGCTGTCATCCAGCTTAGCAAAATGGAAGTTGCGGCTGTCATCCAGCTTGGCAAGGTGGACGTTGTGGCTAGCACGACCAAAAGAGTTAATTCGGTCATTTTTGTGTGGTAAAAAAGGTACGAAACTTTTTTGCTGATTTGATTTGTACTTTTTACAAAAAACGTATATTCAATAAAATCAGTATGTTATGACTAAAAGGTACAAAAGTACAAAAATATAAGAAAAATATAAAGTACACGCCAAAAGGACCCCCCTTAAGTAAGTTTAGGAAAAGTATCAAAAATCCGTACTTTTGTACTTTTGAGCCATAACATACTGATTTTATTACACAATTCATTTGATGAAGGGGTACTCTTTCGTACCCTTCAGCTTTTCTTGTACCTTTTTAACCACACATAAATCAACCCATACTACAAATGTAGATGATCATATACAAAAAATGTAGATCTTTATTGTTTACTTTTACGTTTCAACAGTGTATAATGATAATGAAACAATGAGAAAGGACACAATGAAACTTACAGAACAAAAGATAAATGAAATCACAGAATTGTGGAAATGCCATTTTACAGGTGCTGAAATATCCAGAATAACAGGCCTTTCCAAACCAGTCATCTATGGATACATTCGAGTGCTCAAAGTAACCAACAAAGAAAGGTACAATAGAAGATTATTATCGCAACTGTCTAATGTACAACCTCTTCCTTTGGTCGAGAATAAAACTCCCATTTAAAAGGAACTACTATGATGGCTCCAAATGCTTTCGTTAAACCGATTGCTCCTAATGTATTTAACATCCCTACGGAACTATTAGAATGTGATAACTGGATAGAAACCCAACTAAATCGAGGTGCAGCTCCTAACTGGACTAAGCAACCGAATTGGAAACCAAAGACATTTCAGGACGCTTATAAAGCCTGTTCTGCAACCCAGTATGTTGGGATGGTGTTTAGGTCGAGTCATCCATATGTGATAGTGGACCTTGATGTAGCTTCTGAAGGGTCTCATAAATCCGCGATGAAAAACCTTACTCCTCAAGCCATTGATTTAATAGAACACATTCCCACTTATATAGAGAAGACTAAGTCAGGGAAAGGTTTGCATTTACATTATAAAGTGAAGGATAAGAAACAATGGCCGTTCAACATAAAGAAAGTGAAAGAGGAGTTCACAGGTGAGATTTATGTGAAGAAAGGATTTGTGATATTCACTAACAATCCTCATCCTGATCTATCTACACCATATATCGCAGAGATCACATTCCAGGAATTAGCTAAATTAATCCCCTCATTAAAGAAAGCTGAAGTCATAGATGCTAAGATACCATACCAGCAACCTGCTACAGCGTTTCATGGAGGGATTAAAGAATTAACTGAGATGTTAAGGAATCTGTCCCCTTGGCCGAACCCTAGAATTATTCGAGCTTATGAAGGATTTGAGAAACAAGGATATGATTCTTATGACTTCTGGAATAAGATAATATGTTCCGTAAAAGACTATTGCTCCAGGAATAACATATCTGGCACAGATGGTCTCGGACTTTTAGATATTTGGAGTCAACAAGATACTTCTGGTTCATATGATGAAAAGGATTCAGCCGGATTAACTGGTTTTGATGCTGTAAAAGCAAAATGGGATTCTTATGACCCGGCCAAAGATAAAACATTTGTGTCATATAAGACAGTTCAGATGTATGCTGAGATATGTAAGATGGACTGGCCTATACAGGATAGCAAAGGTCATGTGATTAAGCACATAAATAATTATTCTGCATTAATAGATTATCATAACCTCTCATTTGAACAGAACTCTTATATGGAGGGACATTTCAGGATTAAAGGTGATAAAGATGTTAAGAAGAAACATTGGCGTCGTCAAGGAATGAAAGAAGGGGAATTATATACAACCCAAGAACTTGAGTTATTCAATTACACTTATGTTCAGAACGAGTATCCTTCGGCTCCACCACTTCCTTTTAAACATGCTACTGAGTTCTTCCGAGCTCATATGAATGCAACCTGGAATGTCTATAATCCTATATATGAATGGATTACATCCGAACCTTTTAAAGGTAAGTCCATAGAAAGAGATTTCTTTAAGATATTTACATATCAGCGGGCTTTTGAGAAGCATGCAGACTTCTTCAATCAGGTCTTAAAGAAAGCTTGTATGCAGTTACTGAAATCATTTCAATATCAAGGACCTTTCCAACAAGATACTTTAATGCCTATACTCCAGGGTCCTGAAGCTATTCATAAATCCACCTTTATTCGACTTCTCTTAGGCCCTGAGCTTGGCAAGAATTACTTTGGAGTTATATCAGAAGGAGTAACAGAGAAGTGGAATCGTAAAGATGTGGAATTAAAACTTATAAGATATGCCATTGTGGAAATAGAAGAAATTGATAACCAGCTTAAAGGCGACAAAAGTTCAGCCCTTAAAGCTTTAATCTCTAATGATAAAATATATGTGAGGTTACCCTATGGGAGACAAACAAAAATATTCCCCAGAAGATGTATTCTCATCGGTAGTTCTAATAGTGATACTTTTAACCTTTCTAGGTTTGGAAATCGAAGAACTCCCATTTTGCCTCTCAGTTACATTGATACTTCTGCTCTTTTAAAAATAAATATGCAACAACTCTGGGCAGAATGGCTCACCGAGCTTAAAGCAGACCTTAGTAAAAATCCTTCGTCTACGACACTTTGGACTTTATCCAAGTCTCAGGAAGCCTTGACCAATAGATTATCATCTGGCTTTTTCGCTGGTTCAGATGCAGACTTTATTTTGGACGAAATGTTTGATTGGAAGCATCCTTTTACTTTGGATTATATTACACGATCTGGTAAGAATCCTATTAACCCTAACCCACACATTCTCTTTACTCTTAAAGAGCTTACCTCATTAGTTCAAGAACAAGCAGGTATAAGTAAAAAGATTAAACCTGGTGCTCTTAGACACTCAGTTAAACAAAGAATAGCTGAATGGACTGGCTCTACTAAAGAAGCTGTGATAACACAAAGACCTGTAACCGGCTTCATTGAACATGGAATATTCCATTATAAAGATCGCAAATTATATCTTATGCCACCAAGAATCACGAAATTCCAAGAAGACGAGGAAAAATATACTTAAAATCAGTAAAAAATAACTTTACTTTGGTGCCCACAGTGACTATATTATATATAGGAAAGAAAACACACCAAAGTAAAGGAGGTGATAACAAAATGCTTCAAGATGATATTAAGGAATTTAATTCTGCAGTAAAAACGGCCTGTCATAGAGCTGATGATATTCTTCTTTCAGTCGCTTCATACCCCGACCAAAAGTTTCCCGTTAAATCCATTCTTATCTCTGTATCTCGTATTGAGCATCTCCTCGCTAAACTTAGTGATGCTATGGAGACTCATCAACGGGTTCATGGTGGGGTTCCTGAAGATCTCTACACTGCTGTTAATCATTTGCAACAACAACTTGCGGAGGTTATAGATGCCTTATAACTCAAATCAGAAAATGCCAAAAGTTGATCTTGCTAAGATCACAGATTTATCAGATGATGAACAGGTAATTCTTAATCTTGTTATTAATAAACAAACCGGCCGATTAAAAGCCACCTCACCAGGCAAAGCATTTGGTGATGCCCATTATGTCTGGAGAATGGTTGCATTTATGGTCTCACCAAAGCCTCAACATCAATGTATGCCTTACGGAGCAGACTTTTACCTGAAAGTTAAATCTTTTAATGAACGAGCTGCTCGATGTAATCAATTAAAAACTCTTGAAGATAAAATCATCAATGCTGTTGATAAAAAACAATGGCATGGAATTAAACGATGGGGAGGTGCTCTTGGATTCACAGAATAAACAACGTTTTGAAACTCATTTGGAGAAACTGGGTTACTCTATAATCCAGACAGGCGGAAATTGTACCGCTTGGTGGAAGCAATTTGATGAAGAGGAAATCACAGTTCTGCTAACACACCAAGCCGGCCATTGTGTTCCTGAAACCCTAGAAGATCCTGTCCTCATTGGGATTTACGATACTAAGGAATACAATGATGGTAACGAAGAAAGGGACATCTATGAATTTGATCGTCTGGGAGATGTACCTTTCATACTTCTGGCAATGGGAGGATTCTAATGAAATATTATGGAATCTCATTTTTTAGTGAAACACCAATTTATGCCCATATTTCTAAGTCTAAAGAGGAATATGACAGTTGGCCTATAACAATAAAAATCAATAGACATATAAGTTCTAAACATTCCAATCCAGATATCACTATCCACTTGGAAAAACCTGAATATTTGATTGCTTTTAAAAACTCTGTAATTGCTGCATGTAATAAGGCTTTAAATGCCAAAAAGTAAAATCATATTGCTCTCAACAAGCTCGTTCGGGGAATGTTCATTCTATGCCTCTGGCAAAGAATATACTTACCAAATTGATGCTGGCCACCTTTCCCATGTCATTAAATTGGCAAAGTATAGCCCCGGACGAGCTTTAAACTTCGTAAAGACCAGAGGTAAACTTATTTATACAAGAAAGGAGAGGTGCAAATGAAGCACAGTAATTTCAGTCCATCGCGTTTGGAACGAATTATTTTATGTCCTGGCTCTGTACAGCTAGCGACCACGATTCCAGACCCCCCTACTTCACCCGCTGCTCAAGCTGGCATATTGTGCCATCAAGCAACTGATGAGGCTATGAACATAGGGCTTAACCAAATAACCTATATTGATGACGACCAAAAGGATATGGTTCAAGATTGTTTAGATTACAAACAGTCAATCATCTCATCCTTCGGACATACTGAATATACGGAGGCGTCAGAGATCAGGGTTAATTTGTCTGCCTGGGGTGTCCCTGAGGTTTGGGGCACTCTTGACTTAGCTATATCTAATAACATTCTAAACCACTTACATATAGTAGATTGGAAGTTTGGATATAACTGGGTCAATGTGTTTGAGAATCCTCAATTGCTTGCTTATGCTGCCGGCTATGTTGGGTGGCCTACGAAGTTTAACGCGATAACTCTTCATGTCTGTCAACCTGCTGTAGAGAACTTCAGTAAGTTTAAAACAGATGTTGATGAGTTAAGAGACTGGGTGCATTCGAAGTTAGCGAAAGCTATAGCCTTGGCCCAGTCTAAAAACCCACCTCTTAACCCTGGGGAAGTACAGTGCAAATGGTGTCCTAATGCTGCAACTTGTAGAGCACGGTATATTCAAGCTCAAGAAGATGCGGCCAGGATATTTGCTGCAGCACAAAACCTTCCTAAGAATGTCACTAAAGAAGAAATCGCTGAGGCTCTTGATAGTGCAGATAGGTATACTGCCTATGCGAAATCTCTTTATGGCTTTGCGGTTCAGGAATTAGAACATGGCCGTAGTTTTCCAGGAAAGAAATTAGTTAGAGGTAAATCAAATCGTAAATGGAAACAATCAGAAACCAAAACTGCGTTGTGGCTCGGGCAGAATACAGAGATTGAAGATATTTACAAATCGAAATTAATATCTCCGGCTCAAGCAGAGAAACTTGACAAGACTCTGAAAAAGAATTCTGCCTTTGCAATGTTGTATGAGAAACCACTGGGGAAAACAAAGATGGTATCACTATCTGATCCCCGTCCTTCAGTGAATCCATCCTGCGTTGCTACATCCGTCTTCGCGGATTTCGACCCGGAAAAAAAGTCTTAAATCCGGTAAAATTTATGTTTACTTTGGCACAAAAGTGTGCTATATTTAAAATGAACAATGGACATGGTGTCCACAACATTAACAGCCATAAAGGAGGTTATCATGGCAAAGCGTGATATTATTTTGGCAAAGATTCTTGAAGGTGGAGCCACCAAAGAGAGTCTTATGGAAGCTGCGGAAGTCAATGACAAAGGTCTGGCTTCCCAAATGACGTATCTGCGTCTTATGGGTACATGCCCTAGGAAAATGGATGACGGCACGTATGAAATTATCACCCGCGAAGAGTGGGACGAACACCGTGCATCATCCGGCTCCCGTTCTGATGCGAAACTGACACCTACCGAGCGGATTGAAAAGGCCGAAAAGAAAGTCGGTCGTGCCGCCACCGCCCTGGACAAGGCTACCAAGTTCCTGGAAGCCGACCCGGACAGCGAGCTTAAAGCTTTAAAATTTCAGGTGGCAAAAGCCAGCCTGAAGATCGCCGAGATCGAGCAAGGCGAAATCGAAGTACAGTTCCGTGAAGCTGCGGATGCTGAGGCCGAGGAAGTTGAAACGGCCGGCGACGATGAGTTGGAATAAACCCTCAACCTGGGAGGTGCCGTTACGGCGGCACCTTTCTTTTTCACTCCCAATAATCATCAAATGTTGTAGGAGGATTTATGTCTGGTAAAAAATTTGATGAAGATAAACTTCGACTTGATCTTATTCCTCCAGAATTTATTGAAACTATAGGTAGAGTCCTAACTTTTGGAGCAGAAAAATATGGGGCTAATAATTGGCAAAAAGTTAAAGACGGTAAGAATCGATATTATGCAGCAGCAATGAGGCATTTACTAGGCTATAGACTCGGGCAACAATATGATAAAGAAAGTCAATTACCTCATTTAAGCCATTTAGCCTGCTGTGTAATGTTTTTATTTATGCTTGAATTCTATTTGGAGGACCCAAATGAAGATACTGACCTATGATGACATGAAGGCTACTGTTCTTTGGAAATCCCCACTTCCTCAGGATATAGTTAAAGTGGCTTTGAATGTCACAATGAAAAGAAAAGCTTTGTTGGAGCTAGATGAGACTTTGTCTCCGGCTTTAACTAAGTTCCTTGTAACCGCGAAACATACCTCACTCCTGGAACATGCAGTTATCTGTTTCTACTTGCAAAATGTAAGCCGATCCTTTTTGGCCCAGATCACACGCCACCGGATATGTTCTTTTACTGCTTCTTCACAACATTATCAAGACTACCGAGACTATCCCATGGTTGTTCATCCCGACCAAAAAGACAATCCTATGATGCGAGCAGCTCTTGTTGAAGCTCTACATCGATATGAACGTTTAGTTGATGCTGTTGATGCTCGAGTGTTACCTCAAGAAGCTCGGCAGCTCTTACCTAATGCTTCAGCGGTTCATATGGTGTGGACCATCAATGCTCGTGCTCTTATGAACTTCTTGAATTTGCGATGTTGCAAACGGAATGTTGATGAGATGCGACATGCGGCTGAAGTTATTCGTTATGAAGCAATTGAGTGGTGGCCTGAGCTATTTGAATGTATCGGCCCCGATTGTTTCATGGATAAATGCACTCAAGGAAAGATGTCCTGTGGAGCACCTTATGACAAAGAGACCTACAACACACGAGTACTTTCTTAGTGTTGCAGATACTGTAGCTACACGGTCTACCTGCCTTGATAAGCAGGTAGGCTGTGTTATCGTTGATGTCCATAAAAATATCATGGCAACTGGGTATAATGGTGCTCCTCGTGGTTATCCTCATTGTACGGACCGGTGTCAATGTATTAAAGATGTCTTCGGAAATTTAGACCTATGTCCTTCCGCCCATGCTGAACAAAATGCTCTTGTCAAATGTACTGACCCTTATAGTATCTTCAGTATGTATTTAACATTATCCCCTTGTATTATGTGTATGAGGATGATATTAAATACATCTTGTAGATCTATTTATTTCAGAAAAGAACACAGTAAATCTGAGCCACGAGATTTGTGGCTTGAAGGGAGGAATGTAGGTACATGGATTCACTTACCGTAGTAGATTTATTTGATGCCATAAAACGGTATCACGATAAACTAGGGTATCCTGTTAGATCAGCGTCCCCACAAGTTCGGCTCCAATCAACAATGGATACTATACACGCATTATTCATGGAGCTATCCGAGCTGAGTGATAGTTTACCCTGGAAGAAATGGAGGCCACTAAAA